TTGATCTAAGTCGGCAATGAAGTGTCGTATCTTCTTTCTTCTAACTGGGTTATAGTCGTAGTCAACTCGAAGTGTTTTCATGGCGTGACAAACAGTTGCGTGGTCACGTTCTACTATCCTGGCAACCTCAGCAAGTGTCTTAGTGCTACAAACCTTTATGGTTGTCATAAACATTTGTCTTGCTAATACGACGTCCGCATATTTTCTTCTGCCTTTAATCTCGCCAGGAGCAACCTCGAAATGCTTACCAACCTTTTCAAGAATCTCGTTTTCTTGAGGATTTTCCACTTTGTGGAGGTACTCATAAATCTTTGTAAACTCAGATCGTTTATTTACATGGACTAGGTCCACTAGGTCTTTGAATGTATATCTCATTTTTGTTTAGGTTTAAGCCGTGGCAGGCTTCGTTTATTACCCGCCACGGCCTTGGTTGATATTAGAATGGCAATCCGTCGTCGTCCGGATCCTCAGCCGTTGTGGTTAACAACACTGAGCCTACTCCATCTACGTGTCCCTGTTTTGGGGCAGCATAAGAATCTAGTTTTTTTACGGCTCCCACCAATTTAACTTGTGGTAGGAAAATCTCGTTGAGGTGCTTCTCAAAGAACTCCTGGCGCTCTGAGTCGTCCCATACAACCTGACCCTTTACCTTGATCTGCTTCATCTCAGGCATATTACCGGGGTTGTCCTTGGTCCATCCCCACTTGATGTCCTCCTGTCCGTGACGGAGGTAAAGCATTGTGCGAGTCTTGCCGTCAATTTCCTTAGACCACGGTGTAAGAGTAATCTCCTTACCGGCGTCGATGTTAGGCATTGACAAAAAGAAACCTGAAGAGTAGCGTGATGACCACGGCATCTGGATTTGGTACTCCTCTGAGCCATCTTTCAGAACAACGCACAGCTGATCGCCGTAACCCTGTTCTGATACACGCTTGAACACGTCCACGATGTAGCCAGAGAGCGAAGCAAATCGCTGCTCATACCACACCTTAGTGCCGTCCTTGCTGTTACACTTAATTGCGCCAGCTGTACCCTCAGGAACACGCTTGGCAATCTTACCTCCAGATATGCTGAGGTAAGTACGGTTTGATGAACCACCTTGATTTAATCCCATAATTTTTATGATTAATTAATTGGTTATATTTCGCAAATGTAGCATATATGTTTCTTTTGTGCAAGAAAAAAACTGTTAAATTATTCCCAAGCCTCCTTGTATCCGTTTGGGTGTGCTGCATCCTCGTTCCATTCTTTCGCTTCTTTCGAGTCCGTCCAATTTCTGTTGGGCCTTATTGCAGTTGGCTGTTTGATTTCAGACTGTACATATTTACCCTCGATCGCCTGATGAAGGTAATCGACGCCCTCGAACGTGAACCTGCGGGTAGATCTTACAAGTTCAAAGTCAAAGAATCCCTTGATACCAACAATCTTCTGTCTGCGGATCTTCTTGGAGTGGAATTCACACAAAGGACTTTCCGGTGCTGTCTGGGCAAACGGACGGTGGTAGATGATGATGTTATCGGCCTTGTTATTCCACATCGCACCATCAGCAAGATCAAATACTTCTGGGCATGGGTAGTTACCATCGTCAGCCTTACGCATCTTGTGTGGGTGGACCACGATGTCGAAGTACACGTTATTCTTTCTGGCAAAGCGGGTGCAGTCGGAAAGGAAAGTCTCAAGGTACTTGTCGCTGCGTCCACCTCCCTTGGTATAGTCATTTGCCATCTGGTTGAACGGGTCGATGATTACACGATCCACTCCGTGCTTGATAATCATACTGAGGAATACTTCCTTCACGTAGTCAGGCGTAGGACTTACGTTCTTGGGGTACACCATGAAGATATGTTCGCCTATCATCTTGTACACCTTCATGTACGCATCGTAACTAGGTCTATTGTAATTGCTTGGCGTACAGTCTTTTCCAAAATAAATCTCAACCAAGTCATGGTAGAACTGTTCTGCCGGCAATTCTTCAGGAGTAAATATGGCCACCTTCTCTCCGAACTTTACCATGCGAAATATCATCTCCCATTTCATGAACGATGACTTACCATAGTTTCCTATTCCGGAAACAATTGTTAATTCGCCCTTAACTCTTTTAAAATGCTTATCAAGCAACGGAACGCCCAGAGGCATAGCTGCCTGATATCCCTTGAGGTAAATCTCGGACGCTTGCTCCATTACCTCTTCGGCGTAAATCACATCCTCTGCGGCAATATTCTCCGCATCTTCTGCGGTGATTACGATATTAATCTCCGCATGGTTAGTCTTACTAACCAACTGATCCTTGGTAAACTCAGCGGTATTCCACTGATTCATGTTAGCACGGTAGGCACTGCGAATGGCTTGACGGCACTCCTTCTGACTAAAGCTAGAGTCAGGGGTGACGTGCATCATCATCAGGTTGTAACAGGTCTCCTCCATCATCCCAAAACGGCAGCAGCTTGCGGCCAGCTTGAACACGAAGTGGTTCCTCTCCCCCTCACGGAATGCATCACCCTTGGATGTCATCCACGTTAACAGGTTTTGGAATATCTTGTCGTCGTCATCAACTGTTTCGGTGGTCGTCTGTTGTGGTAACCTCCTGTCAGCTTTCTTTACGGGCAATTTCTTGTAGGTTTCCGCGTTCGGATTGTAGTAAAGTTCGGGGTCATACGACTCAAAGCATAGGCGAGAAACATTACGTCCAGTCTTGTCAATGTCTGGCATATCATTCATTAGGGCATCAAAATGCTCCTTATGCATGGTTTTCCATTCAATTTGCACCAGCGCCTTTAAGCCCTTTCCTGAAGGCGAAACCCAAACTGCTGTAACGTAACTTATAAGTGACAATTCATTTCTCTTTTGGGCAATATTTGTCACATTATCGAAATCAAGTACGATATATCCCGAATGCTCAAGCAGATCAGAGTCCTTTCTTTTGGAAAAAGTCCCACTAAAACAAACCGCAGGAAGTTTCTTTTTTAACTCATCCGCCTCCTTCTTGGTTTTGGCTTCCCTCGCCTTCTCAACAAGTGCCTTTGATTTTCCAGACCTAATTCGTTCAAGTGCGCCCAATACACTAATTTGGTGTCCTTGCAGGTCGTTGAAGTCTTTGTAGATGGATACCTTACCATTTATTCCTTGGGTCATTTGGGTCATAGCTGTAATTAGTTTGTTTTGTATTTGTATTCGTATTAGTTGTTTCGTCTTCCCATCTTCTGTCTCGGAGATATCGTATCGGGTCTTTCCAGTATTTGCGTTCGCGACCGTTCTTGTGGTTCCCCATGCCTTCTACTGCAAGTATCCGGTCCTCAGTGGATAGTTTGTTCCATACAACTTGAGTTTGTTTCTTATCCACCTTCTTGTCGTAAGCGATCCAAAAATCCTCAAATGCGTATTTATATGTTTTTGTTTCTTTGTAGATGTTTGTTTCTTTATATATATCGATGTTTTCCGATTGACGGGTTTCACCGAGAACGGGAAAACCGAATGTCGGTGAATCCGCTTCTCGGTTTAACTGTGGTGAATCATACACAATATGGTTCCACCCATCCATTCTGCCTGTAGCAGCATCTATTTGACGGCAACTTAGGATGTAACCTTTCTGTTGCAGTGATTTAAACACCCTGTCTACCGCGTGTTTACCATCTGTCATTTGATTGTAAAGATTCTTTTTGTAAAGAACCCAATTCTCTGGAAGTGAAAGAAGGAAGCACATCATACCCTTCTCTTCCATAGTAAGATCCTTGGATTGTGAGATTTCATTGGGGATTATCGCAAAGTCATGCTTGCGCTTCCCTTTAACAATTTGTCCTGTGTTCATAGAATAAAAAAACCCGTAAGAGCAACTTTACGGGTTTTGAATTGGTTATGATTTGTAACCACTTTCCAACCCCCGGTTGTTGTTGCTCTTAACAAACGGGGGGCGGAATATTTGACAAACATAAAACAAACACGCGAGTTTGTCAAGTGTTTTCTTCATTATTTTTTATATGCCAGGTTTCACAGTCCCAGCACATATAGACTCTCTGGTCATAATCACAGTTGTCTTGAGCCTCCTTTCGAGTCTTGTAACACCTTTTGCCACAGCCATATATGGAGTTTTTAATCATGAAACAAAGCGATAATAGAACTAGTATGGTTGAGCAGATAAACATAGCGCAAATTTACGCAAAATAGTATTGTTTACAAGCAAGAACTTGACACTATGTGATTTGTTTGTATATTTGCACCATGAGTAATTTATTTCCACCCGATCACCGGGTATTTATTGAAATAGAAAACAAGACCAAAAAGCAAATCGATGCTGTAATAACCAAAGTTGGTAACTTCTGTGATTTTGAAGTTGGTCAGCGCGTATGCATTGTTGGTAAGGTAGATAAAGTTGAACTGCAAGATGTTACAGAATATTCTGTACACGAGCGATATATAGTTATGGTATATGAATAACATTCAAAACTGGGATAGGGCTATACTTATTCTCAATACCATGATCGAAGAGAAGATTGAGATATATGAGGTTATGAGGATTTTTACTCCTATGGCTACTAAGTCACGAAGAAAACTTCTTTATTGTGACCCGGCAATCAGTTCTGAAGATCTTGATCAAGTTGAGAAGGCCATAAACAGATACAGAGAAACAATGAAGGAGATATCTGAAACAAAAGTAGAGACTAGGATCAAGAGGTCTTCCTTCTTCAAAACGCTTCAAGAGCATTATGATCAGAACAAAGACAAAAAATAACTACCTCAAAATCATAGAGGTATACGAATACTACATCCGAAGAGAGCAAGTAGATCCGGTAAAAGTGGAAGGCTTGATGTCTGACTGGGACGCCGTGATGGTGTTTGGTAGTTATTCATCTCTACGCCGATGCGTGAATAAACTAAAAAAGAAAATACCAATTGGTAAGAAGAATTTTGATAAGCAGAAAAAGGTTTTAGAGATCTATGAACAAAAATTAGCTAACAAATGAATTTGAACGGAATAGATTTAGAAAAGCTGAGACTCATAAATGGAGAGTGCATTATTGAGCTTCATGCGCTTACTGAGGATGAGATTGATTTTAATGGAGGCAAGTTGAAGTTAGTTAACAAAGTAAAGAACTACATTTCAGAGGTAGATGAGAACTACGTTTTTGACCTGGTTAATGGAATCAAAAAATCTAGGTACAAAGATGAAAACCTGCTGAAAGAATACAACAGAATTGTAGCTGAATCCCAAAGAGAAGCTGATGCAGACAAGGAAAACATTCAGGACAAGCAGGCTGTAAGAAGGGGTAAAATAGTTAAAATAGCCGAGGCAGAACTTAATAATGCTGGATGGGATTACGATTGCGAGTTTGATGGTGTGGTTGGAGATGAGGTTTGGTTTGACGCTACGTTTACGCGTGAAATGATTACCGAAGGCGAGGGAGGATGTATTATAGATGGCAAGGTATATCTGATGATATCTAAGCGATCCATATACGCCGCAAAACGTGGCGATGAGATGATTAGTCTCAACGGCTATATCTTGGGTAAGGTTTTAGGTAACGAAAGGAAAGTGGGTTCAATACACATCCTAGACAATGACATTCAAAGAGTCGAAGTTGTTGTGCCTCCAACAAGACTACCAAGATACCAACAGCCAGAGGTATGGACAAATACTGAAGTAAAAAAAGGAGACGTCGTTTGTGTAAGAAATATGTTCGCAACCAAACTTGATCCTACCCTAGCAAAAACAACAGACTATGTTCGTTTCCAGCCGCGAGTTATAATGGCATACGAAAGATGATAAAATTAGACTTCAGTAAAATATCGTACAACATTGAAAGCATCCCGGATGACGAGTCGGTAATATACCGTTTCTCGGACCTGGCCAGCCAAGCCCACATTCTCGATAGGTCTGACGACCTTCCTGAAGGGGTTAGCGCCGACAAGGTTGTACGCTATCTCATATATATGTTCGCCCCAGGAACGCCAGTAAAGGATGCGTATCCCGACATTAACCAACGAAAGCGATACACGCTAAACAAGCTGAATATCCAGGTTGATGACACGGATCCCGACAACGGCTACGCCCAGCTCTGCATGATGAATGTAGACTGGGCGGTGGAGCGATACATCGTCTTCACGCGCTTACAATGTTCGGAAGATTACTCGATCATGTGTACGGCGGATATTCGTATTGCTGCCTTGCAGAGGGCGCTATTGACTCAGCCGGTAGACAGGTCTAATGATGATAAGAATTTCCAGGCAGGTCTTGAGAGCTGGAGACAGACCTTGGTAGATGCCCGTACCCGAATCATGAATGATGAAACGAGCATTACCTTGCAGAAGGCAATTACGTTCTCCGTTCGATCAGAGAACTTAGGTATACAACCAGAACACTACTCCCGCATATGGCGTGAGAAGAAAGAAATATTCCCGGAGATTATACCATAAAGTATTATACCATGAAGTACGAATACGAGGAGGAAGATAAATACGTTTCATTCCACGAGGATGACGATGAGTTGGATACGATCCGTATCCCACTGCCCCGACTTGAGGAGTGGTATTCTCGCCAACTAAAGCGAGAAGTGACTAGAGAAGAAGCTCTTACGTATGTGGATGGGTATGGTGTAAATCCAAAAGACCAAAAGTTTACTTATCAGGAAACTCCTGAGAAGATAAAACTAATTTACGAAGTTGTTTTCAATAAGAAGCACGCTACCAATAAGTCAAAGTACAAAGAGGTAGGCGATGTAAGGCTTGAAGACATCTATGAAGAGATTGAATCCAATCAGAAGTATTACGCAATGGAGATTGAATGGATTAAGCTCCAGATCAAGCGTAGGTACGTTGGCTATTGGTGTTTCATAAAGGGAAAGCCTACGTACATAAACGGGGCCAACTACTTCTTCTTGAATTTCTGGACCGTAAAGAACTTTGGAAAGAATAACAACCGTCCAGACTATCGAGACTACCAGCGCAAGATGTTTCACTTGTTCATGTATGCGTACACCACAGAAGATGCATTTTACAAGCACAAGATATTGTACAGGGAAGATGGAGTTGTGAAAACAAAGTATTCAAACCAAGATGTAAAAAATGTTGTCGAGGACATGAATGAACACGGGTTTGAATATTACGTAGAGCCGAACGTAAATGTAACCGTGGGTAGAGGAAAAAGAACGGTTCACGGGATCAACTTTGTGTCTGGACGCCGTATCGCAAAAACAGCAATTGCTTGTTGCTTCTGCACGTGGGGAACACTCAATATGCCCGACCAAACCTTTATCATCCAGGCGATGAATGAGGATCAGGCTGTTAATAAGATATTTATCAAGCAGATACAAACTCCCGTAAGTAAACTTCCTTTTTTCTTCCGACCACATTACCGGGGGAGGATCGAGGCCAAAGAGGGATTACGTTTCCAATATGAAGGATCAATCGCATCAGCCGCAAGGGCAGGAATCATCCCCGAACAGATGGAGTGTTTCATCACGCCATTATCGTCGTCGGAAAAGGCGGCGGACGGTGAAGCGGAGATTGCATTTGTCTACCGTGACGAGCCAGCGAAGAAGACGGATGCGAAGGCGGCGGACCAAAACATTCCGACGTGGTGGTACAACACGATGAAGCCAGCAATCGAGCGAGGTGAGAATATTCGCGGATTCTGCATCATGCCGTCCACAGTGGGCGATATGGACACGGGTGGTGGAGCGCAGTTCTTTGACATTGCCAACGACTCGCATTTTTCTGACCGCAACGAGAACGGAACAACCCCATCAGGACTAATCAACTTCTTCCTTCCAGGTTACTACGCCGTGGAGGGATACATCGACGAATACGGCGCAAGCATTATTGACGACCCTAAGGAACCTGTTATGTCCAATGAGGGCAAGTGGATTACCAAAGGAGCCAAGTCTTATCTGCTAAACCAGGCAGACTACTTCGAGCGTAAACGAGAGTGGCAGAAGCTGATCAAGTTACAACAGAACTTTCCAATGACTTGGAAGCAGGCATTCGCTGTAATTCCCAAGGATATGGGTATGCCTATCGAGAAGATGCGTGACCGCATATCTGAGTTGAAGTTTTCAAGAACTCCAATCAGCACTAAGGTAAACTTCAAATGGGTTGGAGACAAGTTTGGTGGGGATGTTTATGTAGATAACGACCCCAAGGGAAGTTGGACCATGACCTATCTACCACCACAGGATCAAAGAAATAGAAGAACAGTTGTAACAGCAGAAGAAGGATACATACCTCCAAAAGAAAGGGGGCCAATATACGCTCCGGATCCTTCGGTAATGAATAAGTATTTCCTTTGTTGTGACCCGGTAAAGTTCCACAAGAGAAATACAGTAGGTAAAAAGAAGTCAAACGCAGCAGCGGCGGTTTTCTACAAACGAGATAGTCAGGTAGATCCAGATACTAAACCAAGGAGCGAATGGGTTAGTAATGACTGGATTCTTATTTATAACAGACAAACTGAAGATAAGGCTGAGTACCACGAGGAGTGGTTGAAGGCAGCCGTATTCCTTGGCGCATATGTTTACCCAGAGTGGCCCGATGGGGAGGCCCTTGTAGAATATTTTAGGGATAACGGATTTGATGGCTACCTTTTGAAGGATTTGGGGTCTGATGGGAAGCAAGACTCAAGAGCTGGAGTTTGGGCTGGAGAAGCAGAGAAAAACGAAATGGCTGGGGACATCATGACGTTCTTCAATAATAATGTTAAGTATGTGAAAATGTGGGAGATAGTTGAGGAATGGAGTCAGATGAGGGGTATTGACGACTTGACTAACCATGACTTGTGTGCTGCAACCGGGTGGTGCATGAGAGCCATAAAGAGCAGAATGCCAGACCTTTACAAAGAAGTGTACCAGCCAATTGAGGTAAAAGGGGGATTCGCAATGTTTGATGTATAGTTATTGTTTTCAGCTATTTAATAAAAAATTTACTACATTTGTCGTGGTTAACTAAATTTGTCCGATATGATATTACCACAAATAGTTGGTAGTGTGTTGTTCCCAAACGACAACATCCCAGAAGTCGATAAACTAAAGCCGGAATACGGATTGCGTGTTGCTCGTGCTTTATATACTCGTTTTTGTGCGGGTGGAACATATTTTACGTACACGCAACTTCCTGAAATGCAGGAAACTAGAAACTACGGTGCGGGCAATCAATCCCAAGAAAAATACAAAAATTGGTTTACCAACGGCTCTCCCATCGGCACGAAGGGAATAAGTCAAAACGAAGCAAATGGTAGTTCCAAGGGAATGAGTAAAGCTCAGAGGAAGGCCATGGCTAACATTAGCTATGATATTTTCTCTCCAATGCGAAAACTATCGAATGTTCTTCTATCAATTCTTTCAGATAACGATTATAAACTTGATTGTGTTTCTCTTGATAAAAACATCATCAATAAAAAGAAGCGTAAAAAATACGATTTGTACGCTAAGGCGAATTATACAAACCCTTTAGCACGAGAGCTTGGTCTTCCTGAGTTCAAGTTGCCTTTTGTACCAAAAGACGAGACCATGCTTGAAATGGCGGATCGTTTAGGTTTTTTCAAAAGCAAGTATGAGGTAGCCTTGGAAAAACTTGCTGAATCAGGTTTTAGGGCTTCTAATTGGGCTGGTGAACGAATGGAGTTTAATCGCGATGCAATTGACTTCCATTTTCGTGCAGCTAAAATTTACAATGACCCCATTACAGGTCAGGTTAAATTTCATTACGTAGATCCTGCTCGAATGGTTATGCTTTGGAATGAAGACAACCAAGAAGAGCCTGTTGCTATTGGTCATATTGAGACTGAGACCATACAGTCAATGTTTGACAAGTTGATAGATGCTGGTTTTAATGAGGCTCAGATCCAGGCAATGGCTAAGTCTTACGTACCTTATCAAACTAACGTATCAACTATTCCCCAGTGGGCATTTGAGCGTAAGGACTCCACCACAAACCGTTGGGTATGGATGGATTTCAAGGTTTATGTTTTGAAGTTTGAGTATTTGTCTACCGACTACAAGCAGTATGTAGAGCGTGTAAACAAGCAGGGTTATGGAAGTTACATCCGTAACAACAAGCCGGTGGAAGAAAAGAAGAAGAACCCAAACGATACCTACGACGAAGTTTCTTGTAATTATTGGTATGAAGGTTCTTATATCATCTCAGGAACCGGTCAAGATCGCATTTACGAGTGGAAGAAGAAGCCTAACCAAATGCAGAAGGGCCTTTCTCCAATGAGTTCATATGTAATCCACCGAATCAACGGACAATCTCCTACACGCAGCGTGAAGGGATTGCTTGATGATTTGATGTTTGCGGTATTGAAATTACGTGCGGCGGTATGGGCTGCTGCTCCAAAAGGATATAGAATTGATGTGGGCGAAGCCGCCAACATCAAGATAGGAGGTGTAGAGTACGACCTGTTCGACCTCATGCACATCCACCGTCAGAACGGTATTCAGATTGTTGCTACTAAGTTTAATGCGGCAACAGGTAAGTACGTATCTCAACCCCTTGTTGAGATGGATAATGGTCTTGGTCCACAAGGCCAGGAGTGGCTTGCTCAAATTGCTAATCTTCAAATGATGATTAAGGATTTGATGGGCATTCCAGATGCAATGGCTGCAAGTCCCGATCAGTCAGCAGAGCGATTGGTTGGTGTAATGGAGGCAGATTACATTGCCGGAAACCACGCCAACTGGCCACTTCGTGAGTCGGAGCGTCAGTTCAAGCAGAAACTTGGTGAACGAATTATCCACCAGGCTCGAATAGATATTGAATACGATCCTAAGATTCGTGAGTTTTATGAGAGCGTTATTGGTGAAACCATGATTAACGCCCTTGATGAACTTGAGGGTCTGTCGTTGGATCAACTGGCTATTACTTGCAAGGTTCTTCCAAATGAGAAAGAAAAGAGCGCTATTCTTCAGCGTGCTATTCAAATGTCTCAAATGCCAACCAAGGATGGTGCTGTTCTATTAAGTCCTTCAAGTGTAGAGCGTGTGGCTCAGCTATTGAAGAATGGAGATGTAGATGAGGCTTTGTGGTTTATGGCAACAGAAGAAACAGAAGCCCGCCAGCGCGAGGAGCAACACGCACAGATGATGATGCAGCAGACAATCCAGGGTCAGCAGCAGTCTGCTCTTATGACCGAAGAAGCCAAGCGTCAAACTGCTATGCAACTTGCTGAGATTGAAATCATGAAGCAGCGTGAGATGGCCAACATGGAACTTATGAAGGAGCAGGAGATGGCTAAGATTAAGGCCGATGCAAACTATCAGGTTCAGCTATTGAAAGGAAAACAAATTTTGGAACAAATACAGCTTGAGGCAACCCTCGAAGCGCAAACAGGTAACGAAATAACAGGTAGAGTATAAAACATATGGAAAACAACGAATTGAATAATCAAGAAGAATTGGTTAACGAACAAGTAACCAATCAGGTAAACGAACAGGTTAATGAAGAAGTAGCGCCACAGGAAAGTCCTTGGTTTGCTGCTTATGGTTACGACAATGAGGACTCCTTTAAGAGTGAGTTTGAACAGCTTCGTTCATACAAGAACCTTTCAGATGAGTTAAATCATAAGCAACGCGAAATAGAAGAAGGTCTTGCTTTGTTGCAAGATGCTGATGATCCATTTGGCGGAATCGAGGAAGCTAAGACGATTGTGGCCTTTGGTAAAAAAGGTATCAACTCCTCTATAGCGAATCAAATCGTTTCCTCTAACCCGGACAGCTTGATGGAAGACCCGCTCAAGGCATTGGTGCTTGCGGAGGCAGTAAAGAATCCAGATAAATTCAAGCGACTTGGCCAGTCAACTATTGAGGAGGCCATTCGTGAAAAATATAACTTAGGAGAAGGTGAGTATTATGCTACAGCCCTTTTAAAGTCTGATGCAATCGACGCAATCGAAATGATTGAAAAGACTAAAAAAGATGTTGAAACAGTGAAAAATCCTTATACCTTTGCGAAAGAGCTAAAGAGCCAAACAGAAAAACAGATTGCGGAAAGACAGTCTATAGCACTTGCCGAGGCAGAGACCTACGCCAAGCAGCTAAAGGAGGTCCCATACAAATTCGGCGATACGGAAGTTTCGTTACAAGTTTCAAACGAAGAGGTCGATTCGATTTTGAAGTCGCAGTATGCAGGTTATTTAGGTCAAGCCTTTGATACTACCACAAAGGAAGGTAAGCAAGCGGTACGTGAATGGTTAACGAACCAAATCCTCATTCATAAGGTTCAGTCTGGGGATCTAGGAGTTCAAATAGCCAAATCACTTACGGCTCAAACCGAAAAAAAGGTGGTAAAAGAAGTCTACAACGGTCAGCCTAAAACGCCGAACCGTGTAGGCAAAACGTCTGCTGATATGAAAGGGCTTACTCCTGCTCAAAGAGATCTCATGGAGCGCGGTATCCCTCTACCATCGCAGGCATTAAAATCATAGTTAACTTTTAAAAAAATACTACAATGGGATATACTCCTGGGGCGGACTTTAGAGTCCCCATTTCACCTAGCAATAATAGCACCACCAATCCTACCGGTGCTATGACCTTTGGTGCGATCCAGAACAACTGGGACGCACTCATGGAAGACTTTGACGCAGTAGCTTACCTGCCATTCGGTGACGAATACTGGGACGCTATGAACCAAATCATGAACGCTGTTGGTAACCGCGAAATCGCGAAGAACCCACGTGTTCGTTGGTTTGAGATGACTCGTATGGAAGCTCCAATTACTGTTTCATCAGCAGGCGCTGCTGGTGGTCCATACACAATTACAATTACTGGATCAGCTATTCAGTCAGTTGGTGGTGTAGACTACTCTTTCCCAGCGGCTGGTGATATTTGGAGAGACGCAAGCACTGGTCTATTGTACCAGATTACAGCTAAGTCTGCGGCAAATACTGTTACCATGGTTCCTTTGATCGCAGGTGGCGCAGGTCCTGCTGGTTTGATGTTCTACGTTGGTAATTCAGCTCCTGAAAACGGTGGTGCTTACGCTTCTAAGTTTACATTCGACACAGTTAATACTGTTCCTTTGCAGACTTTCCGTAATGACACTACCTCTAGCTCAGAGGCGCTTTACAACCAACTTTGGTACTCACAGTTGGAGAACGGGGTTCAGACTCCATACTCTAACTCACGTGATATCATTTACTTGCAGCGTGAACACCAAGTTGCTTTGGTAAACACCTTCTTTGCTGGTGTTCCATCAAACGCAACTAACTACAACACTGCTGGTCTTACTGCTACTTCATTCCAAACCACTCAAGGTTTGTATGATGCTATCAATAATAACGGTTCTGGATCTAACGGTGGTTCAAGCACTGTTATTAGCGGTACTGGAGTTGATGGTCCTGATATTACTGACTTCTACGCAATGGAAGCTGCTTTGTCTTCACAGGATGGTTCTGTAAAGAACTACATGGTTTGGACTAGCGGTTATATGCAAGCAATGTTGGAGCAGAACCTCTTTACTGGCGCTGGTGATGCAAGCCCATTGAACTACAACGTAAGTATTAACAAGATTCAGATGGAGAAAACCTTCTGGGGCGAGGGCGCTTATGCTGATTTGATGAGCCGTACATTCTCATTCAACAATTTGGTGTTCAACAACAAGAACTTCGGATTTGTTCGTATGGGAGTATTCGACAACCCAACCATGTTTGGTGTTGGTACTAATGATCCTGATCAGACAGAAAACGTATGGAAAAACCTTGCATTCTTCATTCCATTGAGTACCAATGGAAGTGTTGATGATGGTTTGGGTAACATGGGTAAGTATGTACGTCTTGCTCACAAGCCAGGTGCTTTCATGAATATGTGGCAAACAGGTGGTCGTGCAGCAGCTAACAAGACTGATGTATGGCAGCTCGGTGTTCACATCGTATCTGAAGTAGCGTATAAGTTCATCAACGCTAACAAGTACGGTATGTTCACTGTATAATCTTAGTAAACTCAAAATGGGGAGGGGGAAACCTCTCCCTATTTTTCACAAACAAAAAATAAAACGATATGTTATTTGATCTAAGCAACAACCAACCTGTAGATATGCCGGAATGGGCGGAGCAGGAATTACGAAACGACTTCCCTTATTTCTTCAATGAAAAGAGACCGGTAGTATTAAGAGTTAGAGACCAGTACAAAATAAGAAAGTACAAGGTTCCAACAAACAATCCGGATGCAGATCCTGTGCTTATGATTCAGGCTCCTGGGGGTTCAAGCATCAAAACAAAAGGAAACTTTTACGATAAAGAAACTGAGTCTGAATATACCTTGATGTACACAAGTACGGCCCCCACGAACATGGGTGGAAAGGTGAATTATCAGAAATCTCGAATAGAAATTCGAGACGGGTTTACTATCCAACCACACCAAAAAGACTTGTTGTTTTACATCCAGTATATGTGTCCAATTGTTTATGGAAACAAGGCTATGCGTAAGTCAATCGATGTAAAATATGAGTACGAGAAGAAGGATGTTGAGGCTAAGACTAAGATCAGCGCAGCAAGAGCTGCTCGTGAACTTGAGAACCTTATCTACTTCGATTTGGATTACAAAACAATCTTGAAGACGATAGAAGGTCTTGGAATGGCTCCGCTTCATACGGAAGATGAAACCCGTGTAATGTTGCACGATTCAATCAGGTCTGGAAGCGAAGTGTTCAAGAAAAATGCGTTTGAAATCATTAACTCATCAAAACCTCAACAGACAACATCTTTAGAGGGAGAGTCTATTCACGAATTAGTTAACCGGCTGATAAGTGAGAATTTTATCAAAAATGAGGACGGAATGTGGTATATTCGCGACCGTAGAGGCGATGGAACAAAGTGGTTGAAATCACCATTCTTTGAATCAGCGCAGACGGGTAGCGAGGCT